CCAAATGTCAGATTGCTGCTGCTTGTGCTGAACCATGCTTGACCTGAGTCAACTTCGTGCATGACTGGGTAGTCATCCAGCACAAATTCATCGTAGTCATTGATGATCTCTATAGAATAGGTCATGAGTCACACACAAGAATACAGGGCCACCATTTGCGGTGTCACTGTGTGATAGACATTAATCGCCCCGCCTTGGCTGAAGGTGATCTCTTCATTTGTGTCGGAATACGCTACCGAATAGTTCCCGATGTATCCGCAGATGTAGTAAGGTAAGTTGTTGACGTTTGTAAAACGCTTGGCAACAGGCGCAATTTCTAGTGCCGCCACCGGATTGTTGAACGGACTGACGGAATCTGTCTGAGATGCACCCTGCGCATACTCAATTTCTGTGACCTTCCGCAGCACCGTGTTGATGTTCGACAGCCGCTCCGAGCCATCCGCTGCATAAAGAGACAGACCAAAACTCATACCAAGTTCCCTAGTTTGACACGCAGCACATTGTTGGCATCGTAGACCTCCAGCTTGTCATCGCTGATGACCAGACGCGCGCCTGATGATGCTGATTGGAATGTGCCGATGGTCGCACTTAGCGCGGACAAACTTGTTATTCCAGCCGTGTCTATTTTAGCGATCCCTATGGACGCGTCCGCGATCTTTGCACTGGTGATCTGAGCGTCCGCGATCTTGGCCGTTGTGATTTCTGCGTCGCCAATTTTGGCGTTGGTAATAGCGGCGTCTTCGATAGTGGCGGTGCCAACAGCTGCCAGTGCGATCTTGGCGTTTGTAATAGAGCCGTCTTCGATGAGCGCAGAGGTAATAGCTGCACCCGCAATCTTGGCGGTAGTAATCGAAGCATCCGAAATCTTAGCCGCATCAATCGCGGCGTTCCCGATCTTGGCGTTGGTGATCGTGCCGTTTTGGATGAAGCCATCTTTAATGTAGACACCGGCAGGCACAGAAACGCCATTAATTGTGGTAGCTGTCGTAAGGACAATAAACGGTTCGGAGGGAGCAATACCCGGTCCAGACGGGCTGGCAATCGCGAACTTGTCAGACCGAACGATAAACTCGCTGGTCGGAACTGCGTCAACAGCGGTGCTCGCCAAACCAAACCCCGCCACGTAACCGTTACTTTCTACTTTGACGGTGTATTGGGCTTGAAGCTCTCCATCCGCGCTTGCGCGCGCAGTTGCTTCTGTTTGTATCGCTGCTGTGTTGTTGCCAACACTTGCACTCAACGTACTTATACTCGTTGCCTGAGCAGTGACGGTGCCTTCCACTGAGGTCACGCGGGTATCGAGACTCGTAATTGCGCTTGAGTTCCCAGTGACGCCACCCTCGGCTGTCGTCAGCCTACTGTCTAGCGCAGTGATGTCTGTGGAGTTCGCAGTAATGCCGCCTTCGGCCGTGGTTACCCGAGCGTCGAGACTCGTAATTGCGCTTGAGTTCCCAGTGACGCCACCCTCGGCTGTCGTCAGCCTACTGTCTAGCGCAGTGATGTCTGTGGCCAAGGCCGTGTCTGCGTTGGTCCGGGCGGTCTGCTCAGCCTGAATAGCACTGGTGTTCGAACCCACCGTCGACGTAAGCGTGGTAATAGACTGGGCTAATGCGTTGTCAGCGTTTTGGCGGGCCGTCTCCTCATTAGTAATCGCAGTGCCACGGGCCGCTGCTTCCGCTGCGATTGCGTTTGCACGGGCTTGAGCCTCAGCGGCGATCTCACTGGCACGTGTCTGGGCCTCCGATGCAATGCGAGCAGCCACTGACCCTGTGACAGAAGCGTCAGCGTCGATAAGGTCGATCCGCTCACCCAACGTTTGATACAGTTGGCTTTCGGTGAGCTGTCCTGTCAGCAAATCAAGTAAATACGCCGGGTCTTCACTGGTGGCAGCTTGGATACCCTCTACCGCGTTGTAAGCACCCGCCACGCTGTTGCGATTTACGAAGCGTACCCAATACCAACGTGTCGCTCCGCTCCCCAGAACATGACTGAACACGGAGCCAGCAGTCATACCCACCAGTTCCGCATCACCAATCGTCGGTGCGCCGCCACCGGTGCGTTCTGGGGCTGCCCAAATTTCAGTGTATGCGTGCCCTGGATAGTTGGGCAGGGAACACGTTACGATAATGCTCGCGAGCGCCCCGCTAACCGATACGTTAGTCGGAGCGGGAGGAGTCCCATAGTTTTCCTGTTGGATGATGGCACCAATGGTGCCGTTGCTGTACTGAATCAGCCCAGCTGCCGTTAGGTCTCCAACGGTTAAAACGGCGTTTGTACCTTGGGCGTTCAGTATCTCCCGCACGCGATCCAAATAGATGCGCAAATCCATGGGGATGTTACTGGCGATGGAAGGAAGGCTAGGCACTGGCAAGCTCCGTCATAGAAGTGGAAAGCGCAACCGCAAACACCTCAGAACTCCCCTCCACCTGCATCTCCCAGTCTCGACCTACCTTGGCCGGTAGACGGAATGGGTCTCTGGACGATACCGTTTTTGTGTATGTCAACGACCCGTCGACGTAAAACTTCATCGTCATCGGATAGCTCTCGGCTTCCAGTTGGGCGCACGAAAAACCACCGACTTGCGGCAGAGTGAATTTTTTGGACTTCCACACGTAAGACTTGGCGCTTCCGTCGTACCAAACTCTTACCGACCGGTCAGCGAAGGCCAAAAACAACTTGTCGCGCTGCAAATCGCGGTAGCCGCAAGATGCGTAGATGTCGTGCAGGATGAACTGCCCAGACGCCACGTCAAAGATAAACCCGCCTTGGTCGGTCCCATTGTCGTAAAAACCGATGTACTGGTTGTCGTGGGCGTATGCGTGGATTGATGAAGGCGCAAAGTATGTTTGCCACTGTTGGTAGTTGAACAGCTGCGATGTCACGATACGCGAACCTGCGGTGGACAACATCATCAACCCGTCTGGTGCAGCGTATAAAACCGCGCTGCCAAAACTGACAATGCTGCGCTTGGACACACATGCCTGTTCGAGGTCAGATTTAATCACGGCGATGGATGCGGGGTTTGAACCTTGCATTAAGTACGGAACACCCGTGGTTAGCACGGCTAGTGTGCTGTCCATCCGGCCAAGTCCGACGACGGGGTAATCCACCGTCTGGATGTAGTTCTCGGGCCAAGCATATGGGCGGTAGGGTTCGCAGAAGTACACGTCTCTCCCCACGAACCCTGCCATCATCCCGTTGGGTAAGTTCGTTAGGCCAACCATGGCGTCGGGAGCCTGCGCGTAATACAGCGAAGGCAAAACCTCACCTAGAGAGTCGGCAGAAACACTATCGTCGTAGGTGCTAGCCGCTGCGGTAACTTCATCGACGTACAGGTAGGTTCCGCTGACGGACCGGTAGATACGTTTGTGCGTGAAGTTGTAAGCCCCGCTGGGCACACTATCGAAGCCGGAAACCTGAACAGTCTGACCTGCCACGACTTCAAGCGAAGACGACGCGGGAGCTGGGGCGGATTCAACCTCGACACCGCCCTCTTTACTCACCCAAGTGTAGGTGTAGACGCGCGTTTCTGGGGCACCCGATGACTCGGTATGCCCAGTATCAGAATACGTTGCGTACGTTGGCGTGGGGCCAAACGTGGCCCCTTTAATCGAAAGCGAAGCGGAAGAGCCGACTACTCGTGTCGTAACCATTGCGATCTTGTCGAGCGCGCCAAAGAAGGTGACGTCGCAGTCATACCCCTCCAACACCGACATGGAATCCACAGTGACGAAGTCTGTTATCTCGATGTAGCTTGGGTCACCACCGTTGACGATGAGTTCGAAGTAGTCGCCGCGATTGTCCTCAATATCAGTGCTCGTCAGGAAAACTCGTGCCGGAGCGGCGGCTTCAGAGCTATTGCTAGTTTGATCCGTGACCTTCACCGAGTTTGAAGTCCGGTTGTAATTCAAACTGTCTTCGCCCGAGGTGTTTGGCTGGATAACCACGCAGCTACCAAAAACGGTCGCAGTAATCGCAGACGTCGCTCCGGTGATACTCGCGCTAAGAGAAGTCGCTGTCATCGTCCCCGTAGCCGTCAGAGAATAAACCTGTGTCCCATTGGCCTTGATCTGGATAACGTCACCAGACGAAATCGAGCCAATCTCTCCGTCCTCGATGACGAGATATGGAGCCGTGTCCGCAGCGCCCACGCTGCTCAGAGTTGGTGACTGGTTTGTCGGGGTGCCTGTCGTACCAACTGTCTCACCCGTCTTGTAGCGGACGTAAAGTTTTGCGTCTGGGCCGGTGGCCGTAGTGACGATCTGAACCTCACCAGACACAGCCGTCGCAGTCACATCACTGCTAAGAGCCGTGTTGATGGCGGATGCCACGGAAACTTCGGTGATTGTCCCGGTCAGACTGACGGTCGTGTAATCTGCGTCCTCGTCCTCAAGGACACTAATTTGCAAACCGTCGGTGGTCGTAAGCCTAGCTATATCGGATGCTACAAGGTAGACCGTAGCCTCATGTTCTGGAGGGGTGTATGACGCCGCAACAACGGTAGGGGCACCGGTGGGGGCCGGGAGACCAAGGCGACGAGCATCAGCCGGATAGTTTGATCCCGTTAGGGCAAGAGAAGAAAAGGTCGCTTTGGGTGTACCATCGCCAGTGAAATACGTCCATTCAGAAGTGTCGCCAGATATTTGACCACGGCAAACATCGACATCCGTCGTCCAGTGAAACCAATAGTTCGTGTCTGATATGGTATCCTGACCATACCGATATATCGTCTGCGGCTCGCCGGTCTTTTCGAGCGTAAGCAAGCTACTCCCGACATCCGGCAGGGGCTGGATGCTGCCCTTGAACACCGGGCAGTTGAGCGCAATCTGAGCCTGCGACTCCGTTAGGTAGCGCGCCGGTATGGCGGGGGCGATCCCGCCAAACCCTTGGATTTTAATAACCGGCATGCGTCACCTCAGTAAATGTTGCAGACGCGTTCGTACGTCTCATTGTGGACGATAATGTCCGTGAGTAAATTCCTGTCGTGCTTCAGAAGAAGGTCCACGACTTTGCCGTTGTCGAACACGATTGGCGCACTGACGTCGCAGTACGTGTTAAGTGTCATTACTCCGCACCCACCGAGAGGCACGCTCAACAAGACCAACGTCGTCAAGTAGTTCGACCTCATGTTCGACGCCTCGCCTTACCCTTGCAGCCTCGGCTGCGGCCTCTCGTTGACGGCTCTCCAAGTCCTGCACTGCCCTTTGCACAGCTTCACTCCGCCACCGGAGAAGGCCCAACACAAAGGCGAGTGCTACAAGCCCGTAGAGCTTGTAGCGCAGTGGAACTTGAAGCGGCAAAAACCACATCATTTGCCCTTCAGACACTTTCCGGCTTTCATGCACTTGGCCGGAGTGGGGCACCCTTTACAGGGCTTGAACGCTTTCATGGTCGGTTTCTTAGCCATCACTTTTTCCTCGCGGTTTGTGCTGCACGCTTGAAGTTTGCAGCTGTGGGAGCGTTTTTAGTGCCGGGTTTGCGCATCTTCTCGCCAGAACCGGCAGCGATGCGTTTGCGTTTCGCATGGATGTTTGCGTAGAGGCCGGGTTTCTTTGTCATCACCACTTCACCTTGTCTGCCCAATAAGCTGCTGACATTTTCCCCTTGGAGATGTTTTGGGCGTGGCGGGCTTTGAAGCTGGCGCGTTTTTTCTTCATGGCATCAGACTCGCCTGCTTTAGGTTTGCCTGCGGTCTTGGCCCCTTGCTCCCCAAAGCGGATGGTCTTCACCTGATTGCCTTGCTTGGCAACCACGACGTGGCTCTTGGTGGGGTGGCTTGGCGTGCGCTTGGGCTTGTTGTAGCCCTCCACACCTGCGCGTTCGAAACGAGGGTCTTTTGACATTACTTTACTCCCGCAGCCCACTTCTGGAGACGTTCCCGGAGAATCCACAGCGCCATGAGAACAATCAACGCACAGCCACCGATGGCGACGAGTTGCGCGTTGCCCTCTAAGGAAGCGATTGCCCCGATCCCGCCACCGGCGCCGGAAGCGATTTGAACCATGGTGGCCTGTACGGTTCGGCTTTGCGCAGGGGACGAGCGACCCTTTGATGCTGGGTGTTCTGCGGGAATTTGGTCAGGCCGGGAGGCAGTGTCTGGGGTCTCAAAAAGACGAACCTCATCGTCGCGGCGATTGACTAAACCTTTCACGACTTTCCCGCCCGCTTTGTTCCAAGCGCGAATGCTGGCGGGTACTTTGTCTAAATCACCCGCGTTGAAGTGGCGAACTGCCGAGGAATTCCTCACACCGCGTATCCCGACGTTGTACGCAAGGCTAACAAAGGCCGCGAACTGGTTGTCGTTGATCGGTGCGGTAAAGATGTCTCGTATTCCATCTGCGTACTTGTTAACAGCTTGTTCCAAGTACCAATCGGCTTCCTCTTGGGTCAGTACGGTATCCGGTCCAACCTGAATAAATCCGGCGGCGGAAGTCAGGCCGTACCCAACTGTCCATACACCGGCAGGGCACCGGTAAGCCTTTAGCTTGCAGCCTTCCCACTTTTTGATAAGGTCCAACCCCGCTTGGTTAACCATCCTAAAACCCTCAAGCAATTTGCTCTATGATCGAGATGTTGACATAACCAGAGTTAGGGAATGTCTCGATTGTGTTGTCTGCGTAGGTTACTTGGAACTCAGCTTCAAAATCTCCGGCAACGTCGGTGTCGCCAGTTTGCCAATCGTACCGTACTTGACCATTCTCCGCGTCCACCACGACTGCGGCTGCGGTCAGAACGCTTGCCGTGGTGCTTCTGGCGTTCCGCATATGAAACAGCACGCTCGCTCCGCTCAAGTCAGCAGGCTGCTGCGAAGGTGTCACCAAGTTTGCCGCGAGCGACGGGCCTGTGTCACCCTGTTTGATTATGAACGCCATATCGGTCCCCTAGAGGGTGTCTCTCTCGCATAATCGCAAAAAGCGACGAAAAACTCAATACGTTTACATGTAAGCATGTATTTCAGCGCTAGGCCGCATAGAGATCGCTCGATTGTACGACAGCAAAATTCGAACTGCCTTGGTGTGTGACGTCGTTGGTGACGGGCGGAACGGTTGTCGTCGAGGGTGCCTCCAAAACGACGGCGTTGGTATTGCCGTCAGAAACGCCAAACAGAGCAGTTCGACGGAGCGCAGAATTCAGGTACGCGGACCCAACTGAGAAACTGGGCATAAGTAGCGGCTGCGCCTGAAGAACAAAGTTTAAAGTAACCGGAACTTTTAGGACTGCCACCGGTCCCGAGTTCGTATTAGCCGCAACAAGAACATGGTTTACGGTCAGAGTCCCCGGTTGAACAACCGGTGCAGCGCTCGCAAGCGGGGTAGCAGTGAGTGCGTGGGTCTGAGTAACCGCCGGGGAACCGACACTCGGCGCGCCGGACAAAACCTCTTCCGAGGAAAGAAAGAAATTCTCGGTAAACGACACGGCCCCAAGGATCGGCGCGCCGGAAAGAACAGTCTGAGCGTTAAAGTTATAGTCTTCGGCGAGGACTGGTGACCCAACCGTGGGGGGGTTAGTAGCAACTGACGTTGCGGTCAGGGCGCGGTTGCCCGAGAGTTCCGCTGTTGCAACGGAAGGGGAACCCGACACACACGAGGACGCTGCCAGCGAATGCGTCTGCGCGACAGCCGGATAACCAAGATTAGGAGAACCCGTAGCTACCGAAGACGCAACAAAAACATAGTCCGCGAAGAGCGTCAAGGAACCGACACTCGGTGCGCCCACTAGGACGGCGGATGCCGTAAGTGCGTGGGTCTGAGTAACCGCTGGGGAACCGACACTCGGTGCGCCCACTAGGACGGCGGATGCCGTAAGTGCGTGGGTCTGAGTAACCGCTGGGGAACCGACACTCGGCGCGCCCGTTGCAGTGGTCGCCACCACGAAAGCGTACGCGCTGCTAGTATCCGCAGCTCCGACACTCGGTGCGCCCACTAGGACGGCGGATGCCGTAAGTGCGTGGGTCTGAGTAACCGCTGGGGAACCGACACTCGGTGCGCCCACTAGGACGGCGGATGCCGTAAGTGCGTGGGTCTGAGTAACCGCCGGGGAACCGACACTCGGTGCGCCTGTAAAAACTGAAGACGCGAAAAGGCTTTCCGCCGACTTACTGGTCGCCGAAATCGGGGAAGAAGCTAAGGGTGAAAAACCTAGCACGTCTGTGCCCCTCTACCTGCGCTACCGACGGGTCGGTCTCATTTGCGTAGCGCCCCTTCAATGCCATCCAGCTTCTCAAAGACGCGGCGCATCATGTCCTTCATCTCTTTGAACTCGCGGTCGTGCGCCTCTTTGGTAGCTGAGACCTGAGCCTTCAAGACCTCAATCTCGGTCTGGTGCTTCGACGCACGGACGTGGATCATCCAGACAAACCCGCAGACCGGCAGAACCACATACTTGAGGAACATGTCCAAGGCTTCCATGGGCAGTCTCACTTCTTCATTGCGTCGTCCAAGAGGACGATTTCTAGTCGCTGAACAGACAGCTTCAACTCCAATGCAGTATTCGCCATCCAAGTCATCATGGCCATGGCGGCGGCGGCAAACATTCCTGCAATCACCTTCTGATCCATGTCTGCTACTCCGGGGGCGTGGGCCAGACGACGCTGTACGGGAAACCCGCTTGACTTGTTATATCACGAAGTTGCTGTCGGTAGGTAGCCCACGCTGTCTTGCTGTCGGCAGACAGCGGGCTGTCAGGTAGCTGGGTCCAATCGCTTTCTTGCAGCAAGTCATCCCGGCGCGACCGCACGTTGCGCTCAGCATCCGCTTGCGGACGTTGCTGAACAACATATGGCAAAGACCAGTTGCCGACAGCATCCTGTTCAAAACTGCCATCAACCAGCGTTGTCGTTAACGGATCGTAGTCAGGGCGATCAGGCCGTGTGTACGGATACACGTCCCACTCAGCCAGCAGAGCGTCAGTTGGTTCTGCCGGAAAGGATGTGTTGGGGTTGTCAGACCGCAACTGACGCAGAGAGTATTTATCAGGAGAGCCGTTTGTCAGTTTCGCGTACATTGTTTTACCTCAGTCAAAAACCGCCGTGACGGCTCTCCAAGCGTCATTTCCACCGCCGCCAAACCCGCCGGGGTCATCTGATGTTTGCTCGGCAATTTTATACGCAATCGCCGTAGACGAATTATCAGAACCGGCATAGGATGTAGCACCACTAAGTTCCCAACCGGACGGTGCTGTCATTGTAACCGCGTCGTCGTCTAAGTGACCGGTGGCAATCCACAACCCACCACTTGCAGTTAAGCTAGGGGGATTAGGTATACCAATGGTATTGAAAGAAAGAGCTGAATTTACAAAGCTGCTCACCCCGCTGAAAACAGATGCAACAACTGATAACCCTAGCCAGTATTCGGCGTCTAGGTCGTTGTACGGATTAGCATCTCCAGCCTGCACAAACCGATAACCCACGAAAGCACCGGGGCTTGTTGAATTAGTTCCATTGTAAATGTTGGAAAATGACATACCCCGCCACTGGGGATAACGTTGCTCAGCGGCATAGCTAAACGCTATAACAACAAGGTCTCCGGGCGAAGCGATTGATAAAACGTCTAACGCTTCAGCGCTGCTATTCCAAACGCCCACATCCGCACCGCTTTTGGTCACCGACCCAAGATGCTGTATGCCACTACCACCAACGGTTCCACCCGCACCTTGAACCTTATGCCACAACATCAGGAACCGTCCCCAACGAGTGCTCCGTAGAGCGTTGTGCTGACCTTCCAGATTGCAATGACCGTATAGCCAGTAGTTGCCAGCGTAGGCGCAGAGCCACCATTGTTGACCCAAGTAATTGTCGGCCATGTGATCGTGTATGCAGTACCGTCATCAACCATCAACGTGATTGCCTCGCCTGCGGACAAGCTGTCGGTGGGCGTCGAATTGGCTGTCAAAGTCCACGTCTGGATAGAGCCGTTTGATGGGTCCAGCGCCGGGGTGGTGCCGCTGACCGTGTAGACATCCTCAAGGATGGTCCCGGTGATCGCCGGGTCGGTTAGTGTTTTGTTGGTCAGCGTTTGCGTGTCTGTTGTACCAACGATAGTGCCAGAGGGCGCTGTGGTGACGCTGTAAGTTCCAGCGCCAGTCCGGGTCATTAGGCCGTTGGAGCCAAAGTCGCCGTCCATCACAGCGCCAGCGGCAGCAACATTGGTAGCGTCCGTTACGTCAGCGCCTGTCTCAATGCCAGATAGTTTGGTGGATTGGGCAGTTGTAAAGCCCTGATAACCGGTGTCGTAAGCAATGGCGAGCGTGCCAGATGTGGTGATAGGAGAGCCACTGACGGTAAATCCTGTAGGCACAGTGGCGGCGACAGACGTGACTGTCCCAGAGCCACTAACAGCCACCCAATCGTAATCCGTCCCAGTCCACGACAGCACCTCGCCGGTCGTAGCTGTGCCAGTATTTAGATGCGCGTCCACATCGCTGTCCGCGTAGGCTGTAGCGCCCGTTGCGATGCCGTCCAGTTTGGTGCCATCGGTCGCAATGTCCCTGCCGTCAACAGTACCACCGACAGTTATGTTTCCAGTCACATCAAGCCCACCACTCTGCGGCATAAGCCACTGAGAGGCGCTGTGGTCCCACTGTAAGAAAGTACTTCCGCCAGCGGTGATATAGAAATCTTCACTGATCGTGCGGATATGGTAGTAATTTGGGTCAGGTGAGGTGTCGTGGTCCGCACCCGTGTACATAAATATCTCACCACCAAGCGTTGAGCCAGTGCCATCCCCAAACAGATACAGCGCGCCGCGCTTGCTGTCGTTTGTCCCAGCGTACAACTTGCCCTCTGGGAAGCGGAATGCGCCATCGACGTTGGTGTAGGTGAAGATGTCGGTGCCGCCCTGCAACTCAAAAGTGAGGCTATCGCCCCACGCTTTGATGTTGTAACCGCCATTTGTGCTGGTGTGGTCGGCTGCGTTGTACAGGCGGATCATGCCGCCTTGGCTGGACCCAGTACCATCTCCATACAGGTAAAAATCACCGAAGGTGGTGCCATTTGTACCAAGTTGTAGGCGGGTGGTGGGCATCCACCAAGTTCCGGCGCTGTAATCGTGCCGCAGCAGCGTGTTGCCGCTGTTGTCCTGAATAAAGAAATCGTCTTGAAACAGGCGGAAACGGTAGTAGTCAATATTTGTGTCGTAGTCAGCGGCTGTGTACATGTAGAACTCAGCGCCGTTGTTGCTGCCAGCCCCGTCGCCGTACATGTACATCTGACCAAGAGCAGTATCATTCTGACCAAGATAGATGTGCGCCGTGGCAGTCACGTCCACGAAAGACGGGCTGTCGGTCGTCGCCACACCCTGATCCATGTCAGCGGCATACTGGAGGTCTTCCGCTGCCGCCGTAACAAACACTACCGCGCTGCCAGACAGGTTCAGGAGCGACCCTGTGCTGCTTTCTGTCAGCGTCCGCGACAGGGTGGTGCCGGTCGCCGTGTAGGTGCCAGTGCCGATTTCCCACGCCGTGCCGTCTTCGATGGTATAGCGGACGGTCTGGCCGTCGGTCACGCCAGCATCTGCGAAACTTTGATACCCGCTCTCCGGGGTGCCCAAGGTTATGGTGCCAGTGCCTAGGGTGGAGGTGCTGACCTTGGCGCGGTTAACTAGAGTGACCATTGGCCAGCTGCTCCTTACGCAGGATCAGGGATGCCGATAGTAAATGCACCCAATGAAAACGTGTTGCCGGATACCACCGCCTGCGACGCCGTCAGCGATCCGGTAACCAGCAGTCGAGTGTTTGAAGAGTCGACGATGGCGTAGTGGGTAGCCGTTCCGCTGTTGTCGACTGCTGCTCCGCTTACCGCCGCCACAGTTACTTCGCGACCGCCGCCGCTGCGGTCCGCAGGCGCACCGATAGACACTGCCGCGTCACCAAGGGTGTACGTGGCTACGTCGGCCCAGCTTGTCGCCTCGGCAGAAGTAATATGAATGAGATCGGCCTCGGTATCGAGTTTACTCAGGGCCGCGTCCAGCACGTAATCAGCAATACTCGCCATAGTTTAGCTCCTTTTCTGTTGCGTGCGGTTACGCAAACTTTGGTCCGCGAACACGCATGTTTGACCTGCGAAAATCGCGGCCTTTTGCATCATCGACTTCCCTTGCGAACTTCGTCTTGTAGTAAGATGCAGCCTCTACGTTGGTCCATTCTTTGCCGGGTATCATGCAGAGGGAAGCAATCGCCCCGCAGGCAATAGTCTGTGCATGTGTCTCGAAGATAAAAGTAGGCACGCCCGTTGACGTCAGCGAAGGCTTCAGCACAACCGTGGTACGCACTTCGTAGGCGGCATCCGGTGTTGGAAAAAACCGTACGAGTTGGTCTTCAAACACCGAGTACAACAACGGAAAAGAGTTCGACCGTGTCGGGTTTTGCTCGAAGTACAAATCAGAAGTTCGCTTTAAGAGGCGACCATCGACGTGCAGGGATGCAATGTTTTCGAGCAGCGACGAACCGGGGATGTCGACGAAGTAGTCGGAAACACCAGATTGGGTATTGAACGCCGCCGAACGGTAACGCCACACCTCGGCCCGCTCGCACAGGTCGGATGCGGCGTCCCTCAAGTGGTTGTCCATCACGATCTCAGGACAGCCCGGCAAGTGGGGCTGTATAAGCCTGTAGAATTCTCCCCACTCTGTCGCCATTTCACGTCACCGAACTCTGCCGCTGCGGAGTTGACGAGCTATCAACCTGCGACTTGGCTCCGATAGCGGCGTTAAACGCTTGATAGGAGGCCGCTGCACGTTGTTCGTTTGCCCCATACTCGGCATCTTTCGAGTAAGCCCGGTACAGAACCCAGTCGATGATCGGCGACATGTAGATGTCGTCGAGTTTGATGACCTCTGCGCTGCCGCTGTCGGGGTCTAGCTCCGCCTCAGTCAAAGTGTGCGCAGTCGGTGCCGTGGAATAAACCACCTCCAGCTGGGCGGATGTTGTTGCTGGCGGGTAAACAAAAAACTCTTTAGGCTGCCGCGCGTCAAACGTGTAGTGCTGGATGTTTACAGAGCCAGTTTCACCGTGCCATCCGGGTCTTTGGTCATCGAGCACAGCGCGTGACACAAGACGAACAACTTTTTTCGTCGAGGTTGTCGCCATGTTTCTGGTGACATCGAGCAACCTCAAGGCTTCAGGAAAATCACTTGCCAAGCTCTGACGTGTACCAGCGACACATGTCAGTGTCCCAGCGGAAGAATTGGCATCAGGTCGCAGCAAGGTAATCGCGAGATAGGACTCGTTTACCCAGCTCTGGAGTTCTAGTCGGGGCCAGCGGACGTTCGTGTCTTGAAGGACATACTCTACGCGCCGGATAATATCTATGACCTTAGTTGTCGCCATCTGTCCATGCCTCATTTATCTCGGGCGTGGTGGGATCATCGCCCTTCAAAGTGCCGTTGTTGTTGCGCGCCCGAACGCGCTTCGCTGGCATTTCCTTTTTGGGCGGGGTGTCTTGAGCGGTCAGTTTTGCTGCGGCCTCTTTACCGGCCTCAGTCAACTCTCCGAAAACAGCAAGGGTTACCCACTTGCCGTCAACGCGAACACGAGCTTCCCCGTTAACTTTTTCGCCGCCCAGCCGAGTAACAAGCTCGAACGCATCCATGCTGTATCTCCTCAGAGGCTAGAGAGAGGGAGTTTCCCCCCTCTCTCATTCACCCATCACTTACGAAGGGTCGCCGATGAGGGCGGATACCAGTGCTTCACCCTTCACGACCTTGCGCCCGTAGACTGCGAGGCCGCGAACGATGTCGCCGAAGTCATTCTGGTTCCGCAGAGGCTCGGTCTTGCTGATTTGCGAAGCAAACGCGCAAGCTGCTTTGGTGCCAGCAACCATCATGCGACGGGGTTTGGAGCCAACGTCAGCCGAACCGGTCGAAGCAGCGCTGAGGCCAGCTACGAGAGCTTTGTCAGTGGTGCCCTTGGGCAGCAGGTTCGACACGTAGACCGTGAAGCGGTCCAGCATGCCAATCTTGCCGGTACGGATGGTCGACGCCGAGTCACCGGTGAAGTACGCCTGAGCAATGTCCGTCTGCATCAGCAGTTGGCGCTCGTAGGGCGACATAATCAGCCAGCGGCCATCTTCAGGGACGTTCTGTTCATCCAGAGCCGCCGACATGCGGAGGATGGTGTTCAGGACGTTCGCCGGAGTGGCTTGGTCGATGGGAGCCGAGTCCGTGCCGAGGTTGTACTCAGCAGACAGTGCACCTGCGGTGGCACCCTTGTTGTCCGCGTCCGCGCCGGTGGTCACAAACCAGTTGTAGAAAACCTCGTTTTCGATGGCGATCTTCAACTGCTTAGCGGCGTCGTCGGTGAACATGTTCATCAGGTCCATGTCAGCCTGATGCGCGAGCACATCGTTGACCTGAACGCTGAAATACTTGCCCTTGTCGATCTGCATGTCGGTGTAGATCGGTGCCGGGACTTCCGACGAAAGGGTCGTACCTGCGCCCGCATAGTCGTTGATAGTGATCGACGGTGCGGTACGAATGCGGATGGTGTCACCCTGATTGCGGATTTCGCCTTCCCAATCGGTGTTGGCGATCTCAGTCATCATGGTGTTGGCGTAGAACTTCGCGTTAAGCTTGTTCGACCAAAGTTGGGGGATGAAACCACCCGAGTAGGACGGGGAGGTATCAAAGTCTCCAGCGGAGACGACGGGGAAAACAGCAGCCATTCTGGCCTCCTATTGTGTCAGTCAGCTGCTTACATGTTAGCACATTTTACGCGCGAACACGACCTTCAAGGTACGCAGCTGTAATTTCAGCTTCAAGTTTGGCCGCTTCGTCCACTTGCCCCCGCATATTCATAACCCGAATCTTGTTCCAAACCCCTTCCACCTCTCGAGCAGAGTAGAGTTTGGCTTCCTTTCCGGCGCTAGGATTACGCGCAGAGTTAGCAGTCCGATTTGGCGCAACCTGCCTCTCAAGCTCTGTCTGGCGTTGTGCGCGTACCGGCTCTTGGGTATCAGCGATGCTCGATTTCCACAGCTGTACATAGTGCGCAACTGCTTCAGCATCACCGGCTTCAAAAGCGGCCTTAGCTTGAGTCCTGCGGGGTGCGCGGAGCATGGGGTCATGCTCGTTGAGCCACGCGATCCAACGTGGGTCTTGGTCTACCTTCTCAAAGTCAGGCACAAGTTGCACCAGTCTTTGAGAGAAGGACATTTGACCAAGTTGGTTACCTGTACTTGAGACTTTCGCCTTCAAATCTTCGATAACCTTGGCTTGTGCCTCAAGTTGCTCCTGATATTCCGCAGCAACCTCACGAGCCACGCGCCTTTGCACGTCGATCAACTCTTCGCCAAATTCAGCCCGATCAGCGTCGGTTACATAACTGACTTTCTCTTTCGCCTTTGTCGGTGCCTCTGACTGCGTTTTTGAAGCGGTTTCAAGCGCTTCCAGTTTCGCAGTTAAATCCCTTACCTGCTGGTGCAGGCGTGGAACTTCCGCATCGTACTTACCTTGTAGGGTCTTGTACTTCTGCGCAAAGGTCTCTTCCTCTACATCCGAAATCGACGTGTCAGCTGGCTTTACTTTCTCGGGTACAACATCTTGCGAAACATCATCACCGGTGTCTTCCACCTCAGTATCCGTTTGGTCTTCCGACTTCGCCTTCTTGGCATCTTTCGGTTTTTCCTTGCGGGCCGTGAGTGTCTTTTCCAGTTCTTCAACTTCAGCAAGCTGAGCTTGCACCTGCTTGGGCAATGCCATTTTTATCTCCTCAAAGCATCAACTCTGTTTTGCAGCGCCCGTAGTATGCTGCTCCCGTCATGGTATGCTTTAGTTTCGGTTCACTACCTTGGCCGACTCTTCAGTCGCCCTCAGCAAATCTTCTAGTGCTTCCGCTCGTCCTTGGAGGCGGTGGATCGTGACCATATCGCCAGCGTGGACCAACTTCTGCTTCGCGGCGTCCAATTCTGAACGCAGCAACCCAACCAACGCTTCCCACCCCGGTTCTTTCAGTCGGGACAGTGCACGCACTGCCTGTGGGTTCGCGGTGTTGAGGTCAATCATGGTGTCAGGTTACTTCACATGTGTTAACGAGTCAACAGATGGTAACACTAGCGCCCGTTGGGGCGTGGGCTGACTGCATTGCTCTGGCGTCCACCTTGCGGGGTGCCGTCCTCCTGAAGCTGTTGCTCTTGCACGGCTGCTGCCTGCTGCATCATCGCAAGTTGCGCCTGCTGAGCCGCCTCTTGCTGTTTAACAACCTGCTCTCGCGTCGGTACGAGCTTGTCAACGTTGACGTTCAGGTTGCCCGCCAAGTCGCGCATCAACTCGGCAGTGCCCGGCAACCCGACAATTTGCTGGGCAATCGGACTTTCCAGAACGAGGCGCAGGAAGTCATTTTTGCGAACGGCCTCCGCTTCTTTGACGACGAGGGACATCGCACCACGGGCAAGAATCTGAACATCACCGATCAAGTCGGGGTCTGTCGCATAGCGCAGGTTGCGCTGGTACTGTCGCTCCAGCATCGGGGTGAGAACGTCGTAGTCGATGTTCCCGATCACCTGTTTGATGCTCTTGCCCGCGTTCGAGATCAGCATCGACAGACCGGACGACGTACGTCCCGCACCCGGCACGTGTTCACCGGTCATGTAGCGCGGAATACCCGAAACCTCATCAGCAATCCCCATGAAGCGGTCAAACACCGCCATAAGCTCTCCAGCGTTAGAATTTGGCTGAAAGAACGTCATCGGGGGCGTGTTGTCGTTATATTCCGACTGCCGGAATTGCCAGATTTTCCACGGGTGCATCTGGGTGATGTCTTCCCCGGCGGGCAAACGGCTGATGTTTACGCCTACCTGTGGACCCGAAGCGATCCCCATGTTGTTCGCCAGCGAACGCGCAGCGGCGTTACACATGTTCTGGGCGTCCATGCAGAGATCAGCAACGCCGTTCCCGTCGACGCGACCGGGCACTTTCTCGTACGACGTAACGTAGTAGGGCTTACGGCCCAGAGGGTCGTAGTTAAGTACCGCCTTAATGACGGTATTTCCCATCATCCAGACTTCACATGGGTAAGACATGTGCGGGTCGGGCACTTCTTGCTCGCTCATACCCCAGTCTAGGAGAAGCGAGCCGGGGATCGTATCCCAGAGCTGAAGTGCGGCAACAATATCCGAGTGCGCGTCGTCGAAGTCTTTACCGGTGGCCGTCTCAATCTCGCTGTCGTCGTGCTCAAGCCAGTCGAAAGCCCCAGCACCGAAATCAGCTAAAATCGAACGAACAGAATCCTCGTCGTAGCCTTCAACACCGATCATGGCTTCGACATCACCGCGGGTCAGGTGGTGAAGCTCAATAATCGGCATGTTCTGGACATCGTCACCCCAAGGTGCCCAGTAAAACTTGTACGGGTCTACGCGTTCCCACTCATCACGCAGGACATCGACAGCGGCCAAGCCGCCTTCCACGTACTTCATCGCTTTCCGCTTGTGGGGTATCGGGCCTTTCATCACGGCGTAGGGAAACGTCGCGATGTCGTTTGTAAACTCGTAGAGCGCTTTGATGAACCCGCCTTCAATCAGCTGGTCCTCCATTTTCTGCTCCATCCGGCTGACGCGCTTGTCGGCCTCCTCCTTCATGGCCCGCATCGCAGTATCTTTCATACCGGACGCGAGTTTTTTCAGGTCTTCAGCGGGGATGGGGGCGTTACCCTGCGCGTAGTACATGGCAAGGTTCTGCGCCATGATCTTCTGCAAGTCCTGCTGGACCGACGGAGGAACCTCTGGAATGGGGGTAGGGGAGAGCGACCACGGCTTATCGGCACCGGTGCCGAGGAGGGTATCGCGCAGCCAAGCAGTCGCGGTCCGGCACTTCGTGGAGACGATCCCCATGAAAATCTCGGAGCCGCCGTGGGCGCGAATTTCTGCCAATTTCTCGGGGTCGTACTGCATCGCGCGTGCGCGCAAGCACTTGGTGAGGCGCGGCTCGATCTCAAGCCGCTTGTGATCCCGCATTACTTCCCACCGACGTCTTACGTGCGACGCCAGTCCTTGGATCATAGGGGTGTTCTGTTTTTCGGCAGCGGCCCGCTGGGCAGCCGCTTCTAAGTCAGAAGCGCGCGCGACTGGTATCAGTGCGGGTCCAAGTTGCATGGCATTTTCTCACATGTGATCGTATGGATACAGTAGCTTTTATCTGCTTACACGTCAACAATTCAGGTCCAGCCGCCAGCTGAGACCTTTCGAACCGTCCGGCGCTCTTCCCCGATAAACCCTCCAAACGTCTCCCCGCCGTCGGCGTGAAGGCAGAGGTACTGAAACGCGTCGGCGATGTCGGACCACGGGTGCGATTTCTCGGGTTTCTCGTCTTTGACGCCCTTCGTGTTGATCTTGTACCGGTATTTCCCCGCAAGCGCCTGCACCAGTGAACTTGCGTGGATCGGATCGAGCGTCAGCCCGAACTTCCCGTCGACAACGCGGGTCATAAACCTCTCAACAGCCGCGATCCGCGCAGCGACGGAGTTTGTCTTGGCCGGTTTGAGCAAAAAACCCTCAGACCGGTAAATATCCGCCACAGTACGCTCATCTGTCTGCACGCGCTGGAACGCAGCGGGGTCGATGATGACCATCGCGCTCCGACCGGGGAATTTGTTGGTCAAAAGCGGCTTCAGACGCTCCTGAATGAACCGCAAAGCCCCCATATCCTCGGAAATCAGGCTGTCGTAGATCACCAAGCGCCCATCGTAGGCCAACTGACCGATTACAGCGGCTGGTGTGAGTCCCGCGTCGACGCCTATGAGCAGCGGAGACTGAACGAACATGGGCGTAATTTCATGTTTCGCGACGTGAGCAGACCGGTCAAAAGCCCTAAAAACGGGCTGCCCAGACAGCGATTTCCCAAATTCCGCATGGATGTAAACGTCAATCCAGTCCTGCGTTTTCCCCTGCGCGAGGTTATCGTAATAGTCATCGGGCAGAAACCGCGTCCAGTCGGCCTCGGGGGAGAGGCCAGAAGGCTGAATCGTGATGTGCACATTCTCAGGAGGGTTGCTTATCAGCTCTTCCCAGAACGTATCTTGGTCCGGTGGGTTCGTCATACCCCACAGGTGAGCGTTTGGCTTCCCATCGTCGGTCTTACAGCCCACACCGTTCATCATTTTGTCCGGGTAGCGGCCCACCCGGCCCTGCGCGGCGTTGTAGATGTCAGGGTGAATTTCCCTAAACTCGTCGAAGATGATAAAACTCGCCTGCAAAGACAAAAGTCGCCGGACGTCGTTGGCGTCGTCGAGACCTCTGAACAGTACCTCACACTCTATATCCCCGATTTTTATAACGAATTTGTACTCCGTCTTGAGGAAATACCCCATAACGCCGTCAGGTATCCACTTCAGGAAGTCAGGGATTGACGTGTCACGCAGCTGTTCGCGTGTGTTACGTACCCAAATACACCGAGACCGGCGTACGCCGTCCTTACATGGGGCCATGCGCGCCGCATGGTGCAGGATTTTCATAATCCCCGCAGTGGTTTTCGTGGAGCCAACCGGGCCAATCGCCAGGGAGATGAACTTCTCCGAGTAGAAGAACCCGTCGAGGCTCTCAATAACCTCGAAATTAACCTCGTGGGGCATCAGTTTACCTCACGCTCGCGTCCGTCCAACGATTGGTGGATATACACCAGCCCGTCGGACGCGCAGTCCAGATAAGGTCTGCACCAGCAGTCAAGAGTAGACGTGTGCTCTTTGAGATCGTCCGCCGGGATGACGTGCCATCCGGGTTCGAAGTCGATGTCGTTAAAAATCATCCACCGTATGCCCCTCAATAGTCACGGATTCGGAGTCTTTGGCGCGTGTGATGTTGATGACGACTTGTGGCCCAGTCTCAGCGCTTTTTGACTTCTCTTCCGGCTCCAGTCTGCCCATTTTATTCAGCAATTTTTGGAACTCGATCCGCGTCTGCGGGTTGATCGTGGGATTCTGCATGTGGCGAAACAGGTTATCGAGGTTCACGGCACCCATAAGGCGCGCCACGATCTCCATCTTGGACGGGTCTTCCTCGATCTCTTCGAGCTGCCCACGCGAAAGGATTGGCTTCGCAGCCAACTCTTCTGTCGTAAGTTTATCTACCTGATTGCCCATGGCCATAAATGCTAACGCGTGAACATGTATTGGTCAAGGTGAACAGCGCTAGCTGGGTAGCCCCCATTGGTAGCAAGTAAAATTAACGATAACCACGTTCTCCGGCAGAATCGGCCCCACGGATGCTATGTACGCGCGGCTGGACTGCTCACACGCCTGCCTAGTCGGGAAAGTTGGGGCTGCCAACGTGCCGCAGTCTGTTAGGTGTGCCGTGCACACAAGGATCAGTGCGCTAAACATGTTTACAGGTTATCACATTTTTTAAGTTTAACCAAGTTATCTGTGAAGCGGTTGATGTCAGCGATCTGGTTGGCGCTTGTGAAATACTTTGGGTTAATCGTCTTGGTATCCGCTCTCCCAAGGTCACTTGTTTTAAACATACGAAGCAGCGCTAAATCGAGGGCGACGAAGGCGCAGTAATCCGCGTCGGGGCGGGTCTTCATGTTGAAGCGGTAGAAACCTCGTTTGTTAATCGCGCTGGCGGCTTTGACCTCCACGCGGAGGAGCGTCCCGTCCATGCTCACGATCAAATCGCAGTCGCCATCGACCCGGTACACCTCGATCCCAGCCAGCTCAAGGAGGTGCGCTACAAGGTACTCCCCAGCGCGCCCAATGCTGGTTTGTTTAGATCGGCCCATTGTACCAGAGCCAACTTTTCTGGCAGTGATTCTTGCCAAAGATGTAGACGAGAAAGGCAGTTCTGCCTTGTAGGTGTTTTTCCCATGAAGCTGCACACCAGCTTATGTTGCGACCTGAAAACGCGCGATACGTCAGTCGAGAAAGGTTTGAAATCCAGTGCACAGCCCCTGCACCTTCTGATTTGGGAAAACAAACTCGTTATCTGTTAACACCATAGCATGTTGTGGGTGTTCTGGAAATGGCTGCGTAGGTTAAGTTGGTTACGTGTGCCTGGTTTAAAAGGGTCTAAAATTTGGGTTGGGGTATACGCGATACCTAAGGGCTGGGGCGGGGGCTGCCCCCTCTCGGTCCCTCCCCCCCTGTTTACCCCGCGCCATTGGTGAAGGCGGTGAAAAGCCCTACTCGGACAAGGTTCCGCCTTCGGTCTGCCCCCTGCGGCCCAAGTGAAGTCACGCACGCATCCCGTGCGCGTGGCCAAGCGCAAGCCGTCAAGTGTGAACCGCCAGTGCGTGCGGGGAAGCGGGGACGCCTGCGCCCAAGGAACCGTGGCGCGAAGAATGTGATGGGACCATTCCCTATCTGCCCGCGTCGCATAGCGCGTGACGGTGGAAGGCGGCCCGACCGGCGCGCAAGCGCCCGGCAATCACAGTAAGTGGCAGGATACCCTCTGCCCCTCTGACAATGGGGCGGGGTATCTGTAAGCAGATCACACGCGGTCTGTTTTCAAATACCCCTAGCATGCAACACGAAAGGACATTTCCCATGCTGACCATCAAGCAAATCAACGCCAAAATTGCGTCCGTATCCAAGCGCACTGCGACCATCCGTGCGGACGTGCAAACTATCCTTATCAACGCTGCGGCGCATGCGTATCAGCACCGCGACGTCACGGCCTTCACGCGCCTATTCGCAGCGACGTCTGGCATGAACCGCAAGCTGATCGCCAAGTGGGTGCAGGATTATGGCTTTGCCATCCTACAAAAGGATGGCTCGTTCAAGTTGAACGCCAGTGCCCACAAGGATGCCGACTTCGCCAATGGTGAGGACGTTGTGGTCTATCTGACCGAGAACGCCCGCGACTGGTTCGCGGATGAGGACGGTGCTGGCGACATTGTCAAGCAACTCGACGTGGCTGCACGCATCAAGAGCCTCGCGTCGCAGATCAAGAACGCATCGAACAAGAACACGCAGGTTACCATCGACGCGGGCGAAATCCGCAAGGCTATGGAGTTGCTCAAGGCCGCCATCATCGACGAACACACCGCACCCGCGACCGTCGACGCTGCGGGCCGCATCGCCGCCTAACCTGACAACATGTGAGCATTGTGAGGGGGCGCTTTGCCGCCCCCTTTTATGTGTTCACTCCATGAAAGGATATTTCTCATGGCACCTCACAACGTCACCTTTTGCCCCGACGCAATCCGCCACCGTGTGCAGGAATTGATCGCTGCGGGCTGGCACCCGTCTGACCACGGCATTCGCAAGCACGCTATCTGGACCCTTGGCGTCGACTTCGCGTGTGATCGTGATTTCTGGCCCTGCACCGTCGACGTCGACGTAACCGCTCGCCGCGCAACACTCAGCTAAAAGGATCGCATCATGGCACGCAAGTATAACCGCTATGCCGTCCCCACCGGACGCGTGAATGTAAACCGCAATGTGTCCAACGTGACTGCGGATGCCCGCGTCAAAGCACGCACTCGTTCCCATGTTGCCACGTCCGTCATGCGCGCCAAGCTCGCTGCGGTGCGTATTGTGCAGGGTGACGACTCATCATGGCTGCACGTCGTGGGTGAAAAGGTTGTGGCGCGTTTCGCCAGTGTGTCTGACGCGGTGGCTGCGCTGTGATGTATAACGTAGCATACGACACTAGTGGCGGCGTAAAGCGCTACTGCAAGTGCAACATGCCGCTGCACGAAGCCGAGCGTCAGCTTGCTAGGTTCAAGGCAAGATACCTACATGCGGACGGAACGCCACGCACCTACCCCAACGGGAAGGGTGTGTATGACATCCTCAACCCGCGCATCATTCGCGTCTAGACCAAGCGTGGTGGGCGCTTGCGCCCGCCAAATCCTATTGTTCCACGGGAAAAGTGGGGAACAATAGAGAGAACAATACTAAGTCTATATAATATAATAATAATAATACTGTATTGTTCTATTGTTCTATTGTTCTCTGCTCTGGCAGAGTAACCGGGGTGGAAATTACTCTCTCTTGTGTGGCGCTCTCGCGCGCCCCGCCACCCACCCCATCCACGTCACCCCGCCTTACTCTCCTAGAACGTGGAACAATAGAACAATACTGGAATTTCAATAGCTTACGCGGGGAACAATGGAACAATAGAATGGAACAATAGCCATTCTGGAACAACCCAAACGAAAAAACCGCCGTCTCCGGCGGTTGATGTAAGCTGCCTTCGCAGCTTACATCCGAGACCACCACATGTCAACACGTAAACAGAAGCGGGTAACACATGACACCCACCTCAACCTTTGCAGCCCTCGCCATCACCGCATGGGTGCTGCTCAATTTCATATCCGGCTGTGGCGAGATCGTCGACGGCATAACCAACATGGATGCCTGCATCCTTTACCCGAGGTAACACCATGACCGAACAGCGCACCATCACGCTCAACGTGGATGCCGTGACCAAGACTGAGATCGCAGAGATCACCGGACACGACAAACTCAACGCCGCCCTTGGCTACCTCTCTGGGTGGAACATGACCTTCCCGCACGTCACCATCAGCGGTGGCGTATTTGACGGAAATCCGGAACTGCTGGCAGCCTACCGCACAAACGCAGACGACCGGAGACCCGGATATGTCATCGGTGCCGTTTGGCACGACGACCACTTTGGTTTCCACTCGTGACAACTGGAGGTAACCAATGATCACATTCACTCTCTGCGCTGCGTTCGCGATCAGCCTCATTGGCCTCATTGGCGTCTACGCTTGGATGGTCAACGATATGGCACAGGGCATCGAGCGCCAACGCAACGCCCGACTGGAGTTGGAGAAACGCCTTCGGCTGAAAGGGATCATCGAATGAACATCTTCGCGCTCGACGTAGACCCCATCTACGCAGCCATGTATCAGTGCGACAAGCACGTGGTTAAGATGACCTTGGAGACAGCACAGCTGCTCTCGTCCGCACACCACATCCACGCCACGCCCGATCACCCCGCACCCGACGGCATCTACGCAACCACCCACGCCAACCACCCATCAACCCTGTGGACCGCCAAGACCTCCGGCAATTACATGTGGCTGTTCACTCACTTCGCTGCACTGGCGGACGAGTACACGCACAGGTACGGCAAGACCCACAAATCGTGGCTCACACTTAAACACAAACTCTGGCAGCCACCGCGCAACATTAACCACGCGCCGCGAACACCATTCGCACAGGCCATGCCAGACACGTGTAAACACGATGATCCGGTGACCGCCTACCGCACATACTACGTCACCGCAAAAACCGACTTCCTCACATATACGCGCCGCCAGAAGCCTTGGTGGCTGGACGTGTTTAAGGCTCGCGCAACCCAATCTGCATGAAAGGACAACACATGCCCCACATGAACCTTACATTCCACACTGACCCCGGCCACGGTTGGCTGTTCGTATCGCACCTGCAACTCAAGACGCTGGGTCTCGGTATCGGCTCGTTCACCAAGTATTCCTACCACGATGAGTATGGCGTCTATGCCGAGGAAGACCTCGACGCTGGCGTGGTCATCAAGACCCACGAGAAACTGCTTGGTGGAGAGCCGACGATAACCTTCGTCGATCATCTTCGCGACGCTCCGTTCCGTAACTGCGCCCGCTGCACTGGCAACTCCGACGAGGTTTGGGCGTTGTACAAAGCAACCGCTTGACACGTATCTGCTTACATGTAACCTTGCGTGCTATCCCGTGCGCTCACCTGCATCTACATTTAGAAAGGGAATACGATGCCATCTCTCAACCAAGTCATCGACCTCACCACATCTGTCATGCGTAAATCGCCCAAGGCCACGTTCATGTGGCATGGCGCACCGGGCATGGGTAAGTCGGACGGCTGCCGTCAGGTTGGCTACAACCTAGGCATCCAAGACGATCGCCAGCTGGTGATACACATCAACAACCACGACGTGGTGGACTTCACTGGTGTGCCGAGCGTCACCGACGGCATGACCATCTTCAACCCTACCAAAATGTTCTACGACTTCCGCGAGGGCACTGGCCCCGGCCTCATTATCCTTGAGGAACTGGCACAGTCATCGACGCAGCTCCAGACATGGGCTGCTGGGTTTATCCTTGAGCGTGAGACGCCGACGTTCAAGCTCGATCCGCAGGTGCGTATCATCGCAACAGGAAACCGCGCCCAAGACCGCGCTGGTGCCAAGCCACTGCTGGGTCACCTCAACGACCGCCTGTATCACGAGGATGTAGAGACATCGCTCGACGACTGGTGTGAGTGGGCCATGGTCAACGGTGTGGATCACATGGGCATCGCGTTCCTACGACTGCGGCCGCAGCTGCTGAACGACTACGACCCGACACGGCGTAGCAACCCCACACAGCGCAGCTGGACCAAGCTGTTCACCGAGGTGCCACAAGACCTGCCGACTGACCTGTATCTATACGCAGCAGAGGGTAAAGTCGGCGAGGGTGCCGCCGCCGAGTGGGTTGCTGCCCGCGATATGATGGTGAAGATGCCCAGCGTCGACAGTATCCGTATGCACCCCAAGGGTGCCGAGGTGCCTGAGGAACCTGCTGTGAAATACGCAGTGGCGACTGCGCTGTCCATGACGACCGAGCCTGACGCCTTCACCCGCGACATGGAGTATGTGTCTCGCATGCCCCGCGAGTTCCAGATGGTCTACGTCACTGACGCACTGCGGCTGCACCCCAAGCTCCAGCAGACCAAAGACTTCATCAGCTGGGCCATCGCCAACAAAGACATCTTTATGAACACGAAGTGAGGCACGCCGTGAAACCTAACAGGAAAATCTGTGCGTGCTGTGGCGAGGTTACCCCGCCACTCATGCAGCACCCCAACCAAGACACAGGCTACGCCCTGTGCGCCGACTGCGCCGACTGGATCGAGCAGCGGCACGTTGTTTCAACTGGCAGCGTGCAGGAGGGGGCCGACTACTTGCGCCAGAACTACGGCGAGCGCGGCGTTCATATAGCAACTAAGGAAATGACTGATGCCCAAGTATGACATCGAACTGACCCTCTACCGCACGGTGGAGGCTGACAACATCGACGAGGCCGAGGCCATCGCAGACTACGAGAAGGGCCGTATCATTAACAATGGCTTGGCTGGTGATCTCGGCTGGGAAGGTGCGGCTACTCGCATCGCACGCAAAGACACGAAGTGAGGACACTGCCATGAGCACTTGGGAATTTCGTTTCGTGAACATGCCATCCGGCAACGGTGGCGACGATTGGGTGGAGCTACGTGAGGTCTACTACGACGAGGACGGTAGCCTCATAGGTCACGGTAACCCCTGCCCCGGCAGCGAGACTGTCGATGGTATCAAGCAACTGGCGCAGCGGTGGCTGCGGGCAAGTGAGTTGCCCGTGCTGCATGAGAAGGACTTCCCGTCCGACTTCGACCCTGAAGCCAACATCTAAGGAAAGGTAACTGACATGAGCATGAACGCAACACTCGCCGCTGCCTTCGCCAACATCGAGAAGTGGGAAGAAGAGCAAGCAGCCAAACAACACGACTCATCAGCCGCTGCCCGCGCCGAGGACGCCATCGAGCGCCTTGACATCACTGACGACGATGAGAAGGCATTCATTCAAGAGCATGAACGTCTGCACGATATGTACCAGTCCGTCGCTGCGCTCGACGAAATTTCGCTGAGCGACGTCGACGAGGATCAATCTGCTGACACGTGGACACATGTTTCCGAGGCGGCTGCACCTCTGATGCGCAAGGCTATCAAGGTTAAGGGTCTCGACGAGAAGGCCGTGCTGGTGCAGCTGAAGCGCAGCATGTACTCACCATACAAGCGGGACGAGGAAGAAACGCGCCAGTACGGCGCTGGCAACGTGAACAAGCACCTGTTTGAGGGCAGGGACAACCGCGTGCGGCGCACCCTGAGCAAGTTCGGCGAGGTTCGTACTTTCGTCAATGACAACACCGTGCCGTGGGCAACTGGTGTGCGTATGCTGAACATTATGCACCACACTGAGTTCTCTTCGGGGCTTCGCCGTCGTATCGACGAGGCACTAGACGCCGCCGACGATCTTGCTGCCCACTGGGAGGATGAGGTCCAAGCTGACCTTGATCGTCTCGCTGCCATCGCTGCGGCCAAGGGTAAACCCAACCTTGCCAATCCATCAGACTACCCAAGTGTCGACGACATCCGTGGAAGGTTTGCCATCGACGTTCGTTACATGCCGATCCCGCAGGCGAGCCATTTCGACCCGCGCTTCGGTCTTAGCGATGAGGAGAAAGCCTCACTCCAGAAGCAACTGGAAGACGCCGAGGATGCAGCCGCCAAGCACGTCATCACAGAGATGATCGCCCCCATGAAATCCGCCGTGGAGAAACTGAACGTGCCTATCGGTGCCGACGGTGCGATCTTCCGCGACAGCCTGATCGACAACATCGTGGAGGTGGCTGACCGCATGGGCCGTGTGAACCTGTCAGATGACCCATCTATCACAGACAAGATTGCTGAACTTAAATCTCTGGCCACGACCTACGCCAACAACAAGGACGTGCTGCGCTCCATGCCCGACGTTCGCAAGAAGGCAGCCACGCAGATCAGCGACCTGATGACCCAGATGGCAGGGTTGGTGTGATGGATGAAAAAATCCCCGAGCGGCTCGTGTGCCCGCACTGCGGCGGCACCGAGTTGTCTGTCAATGCCACCGCATGGTGGGATGAGGAGAAACAAACATGGGACTTCTCCATAAATGACGGAGCAGACGACTACTGCGGTGATTGCTTAGGGTACGTCTGCGGCGAGTTCGTTCCCATAACTGACGTTAAATCCGCCGCACTCGCGGCGATCAGACAGAATGAGGTGGTGTGATGTCCAAGGAAAACCCTCTCACGTGGGTCTGCCGCGACTGTGGCTCCGAGAACGTGAGCGTTGGGGCGTATGCCTACTGGGATAAGTATAAACAGCGGTGGTATTTCGAGCTGTCCGAAAGCGACGACTGGGATTTGTGTGCCGACTGCTTCGGCGAGACCATTGTTATGAAACCGCTAACAGACCTGAAGACCGCCGCGCTCGTGGCGATCAACCAAAACACTACATCTAGTGAGGACCAACATGACAACAGTGCTATCTGTTAATCTTGCCGAGGTGCAGCGCAAGGTCTCCAAGGCCAAGTCCCTGCTGATCTTGGACCATCCGTTCTTCGGCACGGCGGCATCACGCCGCCCCATCATCTACACCGACACGGTGCCCACTGCGGCCATGGCCGCCACAGGGCAGATGTATATCAACCCCGCCTTCATCGAGACTGGTGGTAAAGACAACGGCCCGCTGTCTGTCCGTCAGGTCATGTTCCTGCTGGCCCATGAGGCTATGCACTACATGCTGGCCCATGGCTTGCGCCGCGGACACCGTGACCCCAAGGCGTGGAACATCGCAGCTGACAAGGTCATCAACGACACTTTGATCGACGCCAAGGTCGGCGACTTCATCGAGGGTGGCATCCAGATGCGGGACGCCCGCAACTACGCAGCCGAGGAACTCTACGACGAGGACGACAACGGCAACGGTCAGGGACCGGGTGGCATCGGCAACGACATCGGCGATCCAGTCGACGAGAACGGCAAGCCGCTGGATGAGAGCCAAGTGCACGCACTGGAGGCCCAAGCCAAGATCGAGGCGATCCAGTCCGCCAAGGCTGCCAAGGCTGTAGGCAAGATGCCCGGTTCGTTGCAGCGCATGGTCGACGAGCTTGTCCATGTGCCAACCCCTTGGCACGAAATCCTTGAGCGCCGCATGGTTGCCAAGATCAAGGATGGCTACAGCTGGAACCGCCCCAACCGTCGGTTCATCGCACGCAACATCTACATCCCCGGCACTGACTACAAACCCAAGATGGGCACCGTGGTGATCGGCGTCGACACGTCAGGCTCCATCGACCAGCCGGAACTCGACAAGTTCGGCGGCCACGTCAACCGTATCCTTGAGACCTGCAACCCCGAGGCGGTGACGGTCATCTACTGCGACTCCAAGGTCCAGCACGTCGACGAGTTCACCCCCGATGAGTATCCCGTGCGCCTCGTAGCCCACGGCGGTGGCGGCACGTCGTTCAAGCCGGTGTTCGACTACATCGACGACAACAACATCGAACCAGAGGTCGTTGTCTATCTGACTGACGGTCACGGAGACCAGAACAGCTTCACCAGTCAGCACGACACCGTTTGGCTCACAACCAGCGGCACCGCCTTCCCGTGGGGCGAAGTCATCAAGTTCGAGAAGGACGCGGCATGAAGAAGTTCGAGTTCAACCACACCAACAAGCACTGGGATAGCTACCGGTGCTTCTACAGCAACCACGGCCCGTTTGTGGAGTTCGAGACCGGCGAGGTTATCCTCACGCGAAGCCCCGAGCCTGACCAGCGCAAGCACTATGACCGCTACGGTCTACAGTTGGTGTCCACGTCGGACACACGTTGGTGCCCGCAGCTATACCTCGACAAGGAATGCACTGAAGAGGTCAAGACTGCGTGGGTTACGCAAGGCGGGCAGCAGATACTTGCCGTCGACCACGAGCAGCGCGTTGCCATAAAAGTCAACGGACGCTGGGGCATCAAGACCGACAAGCTCCAGTATCTCGGCAAGCATCTCCAGTACGCTGCGGCTGTGTGGACTGGGCACTCGCGCCTTCCTATCGCACTGGCTGAGATCACAGTGAGCATGCCCGATAGGTCTGTGAAGAAAGACCTTGCCGCCAAATTAGACGAGGTGCGCACCGCCGTGACTGCTGCGGCGCGTATCCAAGGGCTGCACCCAGCGTGGCACTCCGACAAGCTAACGGCACAGCCCGACTGGATTGAGAAAACAGTCGAGGAACTATGTGCTTACGTGTGTGCAGATGAGGCCAGTATGCGCACCGTGGCAACCAACGGCTTCGCCTTCCCGCGCGCCGAGACCAAACACGAATACCTCTACATCAAGTAAGGAGACCGACCATGGCACTACAAAACCACGGGACCAGAGAGCGTCTCTATGTGATGTCAGCAAACGAGCTGACCAAAGACAAAGCAGTCACGCGTGTCACTGTTGAACTGGATACCTCCAAGTGGTCCAGTCGGAAGCGCAACATCATCACTTCCTCGCTGGAGAAGGGCGTCGCTGCCTGCGGCTGGGAAACTGGGTCCATCGTCGAGCACCTCGCGAAGAGTGTCGGGCACCACGTCAACACAATCTCACACTGGAAAAACTACGTCACCGTGGATGAGGTGCTGCCGCACAAGCTCGACGAGTTGCTGGCATATACCGCCGCATGGCTGCGCATGGCGCAAGCCACTGGAGCCTATGAGAACCGGTATGCTTGGCATCGAAGCCACGAGGTGCGCGCGCTTGAGGCCATCGAGCGCGGCGAGACGCCCAAGTATATCCCGATGAACAACTCGATGACCTACGACGAGAAGCGTGAGTTCATTCACACATACCTGAAGGCCTCGGAAGTCCGCGAGAAAGAAGCCGTCAGCCGCCTCGTCGACAGCATTAAGACCGGCGAAACCATCACATTTACCTTTGCACACTGAGGAGACACACCGTGGCCTACGTACGCAGAACTGACAAACTGATCGACGGCATCAAACAGAAGATCGCACGCATGCGCCAAAAGGCAGAAGAGATGCACGCATCTGAGCGCATTGAGCCGGGCACACCCATCCACGACGAAGTGCGTAAGGCAATCGAGGCTGCTGCATGGGAGCTGAAACCAGAGCTTCGCGATGCGATGCCACAAGAGTGGTGTTACACAAGCGACCATTGCCGTGTTGTTTTCTTCGACCAGCACAACGACCGGATCATGGCGTCTAGCATCTCAATGCGTAACGACGACCGACTCGTATTTCCCTGCAAACCAAGCAGTTACTACGACGACGTGTCTGTGTATTTCCGCCACCAGTCCACTGCCCTGCGCCAGTGGTTGGCCGAAGAGGACAAGCGCAAGCGGCAGCGAGACGAGCTGCGCCAGCAGTATCACGACGTCGAGCGTCAAATCGTGGCGTTCATGTCGACCAAGACTTCGCTGAATGCCGCACTGTCTGAGATGCCAGAGCTGGAGTTGTATGTGCCGCAAGAGTTTATGGATAAATACCACGAGGTCAAGGAAGCGCGTGTTAACAAGACAGCACCCGTAGAAACAGAAGTGTTTGTGGACCGTGACCAGCTTGCAGCACTGGGTGTTGCCCACCGCATCACTGCGACAGCTGCGGAGTGAGCGATGGGGAAGCCTAAGAACATCGGTGTTAATGAAGCCCTCCGCAACGCGGGCTTCATCCCTCTACCCCGCTGGTGGGTCACGCAGGACGAACTCTCAGCCATCCACCGAATTGCCCATAACCATCAGGAAGAAGTCAATCGCATCCGAAAAGAGTGTCGGGAGAAGAACAATGTTGAATCGTAACTTTTCAATATCGGAGATGCGTAGCATCGAGGTGGGCCACCTCCGGCGGAAACTCAAGACGGCCACGGATGCGCTGGAAGAAATCCGAGACATAGCTGCCATTTCTGAGGGCGTGGAGTTCTACGCCATGCTGGCCGAGAAGGCGATTGCAAGGATTGAGGGCGATGAGTGACAACATAATAAACCTAGACGACCATCGTCCGCACCTGACCGCCTATGTTGCTTGCCTAGAGTGCGCAAAGGATTGGATTGCCGTCGCACCTGCCGACACCGTGATCTTCCGCTGCCCAGACTGCGACACGCTATCGGGTGCCGTGGTCGATCCTAGTAGCGTCGAGTTCATCAACGCTTTTATGCGCCCAGCCAAGCGCAAAGCTGAAAAGCAGAAACGGACAATGGTGGTCCTGAATGCGCAGCGAATGATTGATGAGGGGGCGTTTGCAGATGAGTGACGATCTGGTGAAGCGGCTGCGTGCTAGTCTTTCCATGTTGGCGCAAGAAGAAGCAGCCGACCGCATCGAAGAACTTGAGGCCCAGATCAAAAAGGATGCGCTGCAATATCTGTCCGACACCGGGCAGATGGGCGAAACCATCGGCGATCTAACACGCCGCCACGAACACGCGATGCGGAAGATCGAAGAACTGGAGGAACGCCTCAAGGCAGCGACAGATGACGCCAAGGAAGCCGAGGCGTATGCGGTGCAGATGGAGGTCATGTTAGAATCCGCAGAACAACAAGGATACGCCAACGCAATGGAAGCAGAACGCAAGCGACATGAGGCCCGCATCGAGGAACTTGAGGCCGAACTGCACCTGATGAAAACATCAGGTATCGCAGAGGTGGCCGCGCGAAACCCAAGCGTCATGGAATACATGCGGCATTGGGAAGGCAGAACAGAAGCGGCAGAGGCCAAGCTGCGGATCGCAATGGCGGCGCTGGATGTAATCATCCGCTTTGGAAACGAAACGTACCCCGACCCCGAGCGGGCTGTTACCGACATGAAGGTGGTAGCGGAACGGGCATTGCAGAGGATCGAAGGCGATGAGTGACGATCTGGTGAAGCGGCTGCGTGCTAGTCTTTCCATGTTGGCGCAAGAAGAAGCAGCCGACCGCATCGAAGAACTTGAGGCCAAGCTGGATTGGGTTATCACGGAACGGGACGAGACTTTTGCTTTGATGCTGGATCGTGTGCAAACAGCAGAGGCCAAGCTGGCGAAGGCGGTGGATGTTATCGACTGGGCGTTGATTTGTTGGGACGACCACAACAAGCACGGATACACGATGCAAGGGGATTGGGTTTCTGATGCCCGCACCACCCTCGCAGAACTGAAAGGAGAGGCCGATGCAACCTGACTGGGAAAACTTCGCCAAGGCTGTGCTGACAGACTGGCCAACTGGTGATCTGGACGGCTCTGTTCTGTTCGACTTGTCGCTGCAATACGGCATGATCCAAGAGGTGCCGGGTGGGTATAACTCTG